CTAGTAGACAATATATTTAAAGACGCAGGATTAACATTTGACAGCACATTTTTTAGCACATCAGATTTTACTAAATTATACATAGATTTTAATACAAATACAATACATGGAGGTAATTTTGTAGTAAAACAATTTACAGATAATAGCGTAGCAGCTAATGATAATTGGACAGGCACATTTATAGGATTTACAGATATTAAATTTGCAGAGGGAGACACTAACGAAGCTATAAAAAGTTTATATTTTACAAATGATACTACATTTACAGCTACAGAAAATAATCAGACAGTAGTAAATGAGGTAGCGGTAAGAGTTAAAAATAATGCTGCAGGATCAGAAAAGGTCAGATTTAGAGTATTAAGTAGCGTAACAGGTACAATACCAGGAACTCAACAAACTATTAATATAGGAGGTAATGATGAGGCTGTGTATCATGTTAATTTTACAACTACATTAACACAGGGAGAGACATTAAAGGTGCAATTTGTATCAGAGACTAATAGTAATGATATAACGCAATTTGATGGTAATGTAAATAATGGAGATTTTTGGACTATACAAGTAATGGGAGGTACAGTAGGAGACCATGAGTTATCTATGTGTAAGAGAGGACAGATGTCGCAATGGGAATTTTTTAGCGGCTTAATTAAAATGTTTAATTTAGTCATTTTAGAGACATCTACAGGTACTTTTAGTATAGAGCCTTATAAAGATTTGTTCCAACCATTTACAGACACTAATGATGTAGAGATTTTAGATTGGACTGATAAAGTAGACGCACAGGAGTTTGTATTACAGCCTATAGATACACTAAAGAAAAATCATATATTTACATATAAAAGAGACAGCAATGATTATATCTCTAAACAATACTCAGAGGCGTTAGGAGGGTATTTATTTGGTACACATACTCGGGTAGAGACTACTAATGATTTTGTAGTAGGGGAGACTAAAGTAGAGTTACCTTTTGCGCCTACATTAGATAAAAGGATTTTCGGTAATTTTTATGGACCAGCTATATACAAAAGCTCAGGAGATAATAAATTTGAGGATTTTGACAATTTACCTAGAATATTATACGATAATGGTGTACATACTAGACAGGTAAATGGATTTGGATTTGACAGCCCTGTACAAAATCATGCATCTGCTCAATTTTCTAATCAAAAAGATTATTTATATTTTAGTCATTATGATAGACCTAGTCCATTAACAGGTAATGAGACATTAAATTATAATTTTGGTATATGTCAGGGTATAGGTATGTCATTACCAGGCACAGACACATTATATAATTTATACTGGCAGCCGTATATTGATGATTTGTATGATCCTGATACTAGAATATTAAAATTAAAAATAAATCTAATATCTACAGATGTATCTAATTTTAGATTTTATGACCTAATTAGGATTAAAAATAGATTATACAGAGTAAACAAAATAGATTACAAACCTGGAGAGATGTCGAATGTAGAGTTAATATTAAAATAATGGAATTTAAAAACGGCTTTAAAATAAAACCTCATAAAGTGTCAGAGGATGGTGTAATTACTTTTACAGATGGTACTAATACAGGTATAAATCCATCAGGGGTAGCGTGTAAAGCGTATGGATATGACTATAGAGATGGACTATGTAGGGCGTTTGTACCTAGTGTAAATATTAGTAAAATAGGTAATAGTCAGACAAACAATATAAAAGGTAAAAACACTGTACCATACAATGTAAATAACAGTATAGTACAGGGAGATAATATAGAGTTTACAGGATATAATAATAATATTATAGCAAATGGTAAAAATCATCAAATAAATAGTAGAGTATCAAATAGTACAATATTAGCAGGTAGGGGAGGTACATTACAGGCGCACGGGCAGACTATATTAACTAGTCATGCGCCACATAAAGCAAATGTAGGAGAGTGCTCAGTAGTCATTTTAAATTGTAATACTACAGACAATACTACTACTAGTATGTTAGCGCAAATAGAGCAGTCAAAAGTATCAGGAGTATTAACAGATTTTATACCTGTACCTAATAATAGTATTGTAGGCATAGAGTTATATCTAACTAGGCTAGAGTTAGGAGGTGCGTCAGGTACAGCAGGCAATTTTTCATATCGTAGACAACAGTCAGTTATAAGAGTAGACCAAAATGGCTCACCTACAATTACAAATTTTAACACAAAAAACATAGCTAAATTAGGAGTAAATGGCTCGTTTGCAATTACAGGAGCTACATTACCTAATGATGATGGGGATAATCAGTTTGCTATATCTGTAAATGTTTCTGACAGAAACAATGTTAATAACTCATGGAGCGGTATTATGTATTTACATATACTGTCTACTAATGTTAATTTTTAAATAAAAAAAAATGAGTGCAAAAGCGGTAGTAGAGATAGAAATGATAGACAGTAAGGCGCAGAATACGCTAGCAGGTCTAAATGAAAAATTACAAAGATTAAGAAACAGGATAGATGATGTAGAGGTAGGTAGTGAGGCCTTTAAAAAACTAGCTAACCAAATACAAAAAACCTCATCTACTGTAAAAACTTTAGAGAAAGAGATGGAGGGATTAGAGCCACAACAAAAGGCAGAGGCGTTTCTTAAGATGGGAGAGGGCGTCATGGGGGGTTTTGTCGCCGCTCAGGGTGCGCTAGCAATGGTAGGAGTAGAGAGCGAAAATTTAGAAAAAATACAGACTAGAGTACAGGGAGCTATAGCTATAGCAATGGGAGCTAGGATGATTAGTGAAGCAGCATTACAAGCTACTACAGCTAAAAGAATTGTAGTAGAAAAATTAGCAATAGCACAGACTAAAATAGGTACAGCAGTTAATAAAGCTGCTGCAGTAGCTGCAAATTTATACTCAGGAGCATTAAAATTAATAGGAGTATCTGCTAATGTGTCTGCTAATGGTATGAAGTTTTTAAAAGTAGCTATAGCGTCTACAGGTATAGGATTATTTGTAGTAGCTATTGGAGCTATTGTAGCGTATTGGGATGACATAAAAGCATTAACTACAGGAGTATCTAAAGACATGAAAGACCAACTAGCGTCAGCTACAGCTACAAAAGAGGCGGCGTTAGCTAATATGGAGGCTACAGAGGGTACTACAAACCAATTAAGATTAGCAGGTAAATCGCAAAGAGAGATACTACAATTAAAAATTAAAGATGTAGAGGCAGCTATTGTAGCCTCAGAGGTAGAACAACAAAGACAGAGAGACACAGCTGAGGCACAGATAGCAGCAGCTAAGCGTAATGAGGATATTGCTACAGGTATTATAGCGTTTTTAACATTACCTATTACAGGTGTATTAGCTTTAATTGATGGTATAGCAGAGGGATTAGCATTTTTAGGAGTTATTGATGCGCCTACTAATTTAGCAGAGGGATTTAGTAGAGGTATAGCTAATTTTATTGGATTTGACGCTGAGGACACAAAAGCAGAGATGGATGAGATAGACGCAGAGATGACATCAGGTATAAATAAATTAAAAGAAAAAAGCGCAGGACTTAAATTACAAGTAAGAGACCTAGATAAAAAAGAGAAAACTACTACTACTACTGATACTAAGCCTGAGACTGAGGATGATGGAGAGATAGATAGATTAAATGAATTTTTACAAGAAAAAGCAAAGCTAGAGCAGGAGTATTTTGACAGCTTATTGTCTGAGGAGGAGCGTTTAAAAAATGCAGTAGAGGATAAATATTTTGAGAAAATAGAGTTAGCTAAGCAATATGGATTAGATACTACAGATTTAGAAAGAGCGAGACAGGCAGAGATAGACGCTATAGATGAGGAGATGTCTAAAAAAGCAATAGAGAGGACTAATGCGGAGCTACAGGCTAAAAAAGACGCTAGAGCAGCTTTTGTGCAGGCTGTAGGAGACAGTGTAGGTCAAATATCAGGCTTATTAGCTGAGGGTAGTAGAGGAGCAAAGGCAGCAGCATTAGCAGAGATAGCAATTAATACAGGTCTAGGATTTATACAGGGATTAGACATAGCACAGAAATCAGCTAAAGCTACAGGCCCTGGAGCGGCATTAGCGTTTCCTATATTTTATGCAACTCAAATAGCAGCAGTATTAGGAGCTGTTAAAAAAGCTAAAGCAGCTATAGGAGCAGGAGGAGGAGGAGAGACAGCGCCTGTAGTACCGGCACAGGCAGCGCCTACCAGGTCAGGTAATTTTACATTAAATGCTAGAGAGACGCCTGAGATAGTGTCTAAAACATTTGTAGTAGCTGATGAGATGACTAATCAACAAAGTCAATTAGCAGATATTAGGCGTAGAGCTACAATATAAAATATTAACAAATAAAATCTATTATAAGATATGGAGGGTAAAAAGAAAAAAAAGAAAAAAAAGAAGTATTATCAAATACATGAGTTAATTATACAGGATTCTAATGAGGATTTAGCTATTGATGCGATTAGTTTAGTATCTGAGCCAGCCATAATGGAGTCAGCAGTATTTTTTAATAAACAAAAAAACAATTTAACATTAGCAAAGAAAACAGATGAGGAGAGAGTACTAATTAGTCCAGCTCTAATCCCTAACAAAAATATCTATAGATACAATGCAGATGAGGATTTAGACTACTATGTATATTTTAGTGAGGCGACAGTTAGGAGAGCGTCTGAGATGTTTTTAAAATACAACAAACAGCATAAAGCTACATATCAACATGAGAAGCCTATAGATGATGTATATGTTATGGAGTCATGGATAATAGAGGGAGACAAAGACAAATCCAGATATTATGGATATGACTTACCTAAAGGTACATGGATGGTAAAAATGCGTATAAATTCAGATTTAGCCTGGAATGAGTTAAAAAGTGGTCATTTGACAGGCTTAAGTATTGAAGGATTTTTTGTCAATGCTATGCAAAAAATGTCAGAGCAAAAATACACAGATAAACAAATACTAGAAGCATTAGCAGAAATAATGAAAATCAAATAATTAAAAAATATTTCTATTATACTATATAAAAAATACTAAAATCATGGATATTAAAGAACAAATTTTGACAGCATTAGGCCTATCTGCTGAGACAGTAGACCTAGCCTATCAGGCAAAGCTTGAGGATGGCACAATTATCGTAAGTGAGGGAGATACGCTTACTGAGGGTGGAGATGTCAGTGTATTAGCTACTGATGGCTCTACTATGAAATTACCAGCAGGAGAGTATAAGGTAGAGGATGGTACTACTTTTACTGTAGTAGAGGAGGGTATTGTAGACTCTATTACTACAACTACTGAGGAGTCTGAGGAGACTGAGGAGGTAGAAGCAGGTAAAGACAAAGAGAAAAAATATGAGGATGAGGATGCGCCAGCAGAGGCAGTAGTAGAGGAGGTAATTGATGAGGTAGGAGGAGCAGTAGCTGAGGTAGCTGAGGCTATTGATGACGCTACAGGAGATGAGATTACTCCTGAGATTGCAGAGCAGGCAGCAGAGATAGCTGTAGCTATTGTAGAGGAGAAAATTGAGGAGGTAGCAATGGCAAAACAAATTAGAGTAATTTTAGAAGCTACTAAAAAAGAATTAACATCTCTAAAATCTGAGTTAAAAGAGACTAAAGACAAAGTAAAAGAATTGTCAGACATGCCATCAGATGAGGGTATTAAATTAAATAAGTTTAGTAGTAATAATGGGATAGAGGAGTTATCTAAAGCAGAGTACAACTCATTAACATCATCTCAGAGATTTTACTATAATTTAAAGAGAGAAAAAAATAGATTAAAATAATATTAATAATAATTAAAAATTAAAAAAAATGGGATTTGGAACAATAAACAGCAACTATACGGGTTCTCATGCGGGGCAGTATATTGCAGCGGCCTTAAAAGAGGCTAAAAGTTTAGAATATTTAACAGTATTAGAAAATATTAAGTTTAAGCGTAATATTACAAATGTAAGTTCTACAGGATTGATTACTGATGCTAATTGCGATTTTGTAGAGGCAGGTACATTGACGCTTAGTGAGAGAGTTTTACAGCCTGAGAATTTACAAATTAATTTAGATTTGTGTGCAATTACATTACTAGAGGATTGGCAGGCAGAAAAAATGAGAGCAGGAGCTCATAATAATGGATTAGCTGATGACTTTGCAGCGTTTGTAGTATCTTACTTACAGGCTGCAATTGCAGACCATGTAGAGTTAAAAATATGGCAGGGTGCTAATACAGGATCAGGAGAGTTTACAGGATTTATGCATGCAGGAAACGGGCATTTCGAAAATGACTCAGCTATTATAGAGGCTACTAACTCAGATGGCTCAGGCGGTACATCAGCAGGTACAGCATTTACAGCAACAAATATAGATGAGAATTTAGGACTTATTACAGCGGCTATACCATCTGCAGTCTATGGCAAGGAGGATTTATATATATATCTATCTACAGCGTCATACAGACTATACATAGAAAATATGGCAGCTGCAGGATATGCTAATTTATACTCTATGACAGATACATACAAGCCTATGTATAATGGAATTAAATTAGCTGTATGTCCAGGTATGCCAGACAATAAAATGTGTGCGGCTCAAAAGTCAAATCTATTCTTTGGAACAGACCTAATATCAGACCACGGACCAGCTCTAAGAATTTTAGACATGAGTGAGATAGATGGTAGTAATAATGTGAGAGTAGTAGCTAAATTTAGTGGAGGTACACAGCATGCTCAGGGTGGAGACATCGTAAGATTAGACTAATAAGAATTGTAAAAAAGGGGGAGTATAATACTCCCTCTAATTTACTTAATAATAACAATTAAAAATTTATAGATATGTCATGTTTGCTAAGTAAAGGGAGACAAATTACCTGTAGAGATACAGTCGGCGGGATTAAAAACGCCTATTTTTTCAGATTTCAAGACATTACATCATCTACTATAGCTAATAGCGAATTAACAGACTTAGAGGGTATATCAGACATTAAAAAGTATATTCTAAAAAGAGGTACAGCGTCATTTACAGAGACTATTAACGCATCCAGCGAAAATGGTACTGTATTTTTTACTCCATCTGTTAATATAAAATTACACAAATTAACTAAAGAGGACCAAAATGAGTTAAAAGTATTATCTCAGGTAAGATTGTGTATTGGATTAGAGCTAAATGAGTTAAATAGTAATGGTAAAAATGTAGTTTTATTATGCGGATTAGACAATGGTATGGAGCTAGCGTCGGGTACTAATGTATCAGGAGCAGCATTTGGAGATATGAACGGCTATGATTGGACTTTTGAGGGAGCTGAGAGCTTCCCAACTCCTACAGTAGCTGATTATACTGCAGCGCCATTTGATAATACAGCGTTTAATAGTGGTAGCACTATTACAATAGATGCAGACTAATTAAATTAGTTTTTATTTATTGATTTATATATATAAAAGGGAGGCTATATGCCTCCTTTTTTTGTTAAATTTAAAAACATATAAAATGTATAAACTAAAAAAACAATACAGAGGAGTAGAATTAATTAAAAATGGTAGATTAATTAGATTAGACACAGTAGAGTCAAATGAGGTAAAATTACTAGGTCTAGAGGAGTATTTTACTAAGTCAAAAAAAGACAAAAAAACTAATGATACTGTAGGTAGTAAATTGTAAAAAAAAATATTTACAATAAATTTCTATTATACTATATGATACATGGAATATACGGCAGTAATATAGAGTCATACCTATCCCTATTAGAGAGTCAAATTAATGACAATGTAGCAACTACTAATTTAAGGTATTTATTTAAGTGTACTAATGACATGACTAAAGATGTCAAATATGCATACGGCAATATATTAGAAATAAATGACAGATTTGTAAAACAAAGACTCACACATAATACTACAGACGCTGTATTAACAGGTAATATAAATTTTAAGCCCTTTGGATTTTGGACTTACGAAGTTTACGAGGTATCATGGGTAGGTACAGTAGATTTATCATCAGGCAAAGCGCCTACTACAGAGACAGAGGTATTGTCGCCAGCAGCAAATGACAAAGGGGTAGTACAGGGATTAGTACATAGAGGTAAAATTAAAATACAGGAGACTGTAGGCAGTGAGCAAATACAATATACACAGCATACAGGAACTGAGACAAATTATTTATACACAGATTAAAATAAAAAATTATGGCAGATACAACACAGGAATTATTAAGCGAACAACTAGGTAAAGGTGGAGTAGAGATAGTAGTGTCAGGTACAGGAGCTGTATCAGGTAAAAATTGCTATGCTGTAGCGTTTCCTATAGAAACTACAGTAAGTAATTTAGATACAGGTAGTAATGTGTCAGGTACAGACTCAAATTTACATCAGACATACCAGGCAGGTACTACATTGTTTTTAAACTTTACAGCAATTACTATTAGCTCAGGATTAGCTCTTATATACAAAAATGATACTCTATAATGAGATTAGCATTAACAAATAGTATTAATAGATATGCAGGAGGTGTATGGACTCCAGCTAGACTATCAGGATTAATAGGATGGTATAGAAATCAAAAACCTGACAATACTGATATATTTACAGCTAGCGATGCATTAGCAACTAACGGCGAGAATGTGCATAAATGGCTAGACAGTAGCGGTAATAATAGTCATATTACAGCGTCTAGTAATTTTTATCAATACAATTTAGAGTCAGGAGGTGTAATTAGTGAAGAGGAATCTAATGATACATTAAGTAGACCGCAAATTAATTTTAGTGGAGAGTTTGCTATGTATATTAGAGTAAGTTTTGACTCATTTAGTAGTGGCGCACATGATTTGTTTTTTTATGACACAAATACATCATCAGAGGACTTTTTTAGAGTACAGTCAGCAACAGAGATAAGAGGTAAAATCAACAATAGTCAAAAAATTGGATTTACAACTAGCATATCAGAAAATACTTTTGTAAATATTGGTATAGAGAGAGATGATACTAATAGAGTAGTAGCTTATCTTAATGGAAGCGCGCAAACACAAATAAGTACATCAGGATATGTAGCAGGAGCAGTCAGCGGCACATTAGATATAGACAGCATAGGAGGTAATACAGATGGTAAAATTAAAGAAATAGTAATTGTAAATACATCATTATCTGCATCTGATAGAACTAAACTAAATAATTATTTAACAGCAATATAATGGCAAAAAATAAAAAACAGATAATGTCTATTGAGTTAAAGAGTCAGACCGCGCCTACAATATCTGAGAAAATGGGTAGCGATTGGATTGAGTATAGCGGGGAGGACTGGCATAATGCCTATCCTAATTTTTTAGTAGATTTATACTACTCTAGTAGTACACATGCTGCAATTATAAATACTACTGCTGACATTATTGGGGGAGAGGACATAATAATAGAGGAGACAGACAATTTAGAGGCACAGGTTAAATTATCTAAATTTTTTAAAAATGCTAATAGCGATGAGACACTACATGAGGTAGTAAAAAAATGTGCATTTGACTTTAAATTACAGGGAGGATATTTTCTTAATATTATATGGAGTAAAGACAGACAGACTATATCAGAAATTAGACATGTAAGCGCTGAGAAAGTAAGGGTAGGAAAGCCTAATGCATTAGGTAAAACAGATACATACTATGTGTCAGCAGATTGGACTAATACTAGAGACAATGAGCCTGTACCTGTACCAGCATTTAATATAAATGATAGGACTAATCCTAGTCAATTATTATACGCAGGATCATACAGTCCAGGTATGGACGCATATTTTTTACCTGATTATATTGCCTCTAATAATTGGAGTCTTATAGACGCAGAAATTGCACAGTATCATTTAGCAAATGTGCAAAATAATTTTAGTGGTACAATGGTAGTGTCTATGAATAATGGCATACCATCTGAGCGGGAGAGATTGGATATAGAGAAATCATTAAATAACAAATTTTCTGGTAGCGCTAATGCAGGCAAAGTAATTTTGACATTCTCAGACGGAGCAGATAGAAGTCCTGAGATAACTCCAATACAATTACCTAACAGCGATAAAACTTATTTAGCATTACAAGAGCTAATACAAAAAAACATACTTACAGGACATCGCTGTACCTCCCCATTATTAGTAGGTATTAGAGACACAGGAGGTGGATTAGGTAATAATGCACAGGAGATGACAGAGGCATTTGATTTATACCTTAATAGCGTAGTAAAAGGGTATCAAAAAAACATACTAAAGACATTATCTAAAATATTTGCAGTAAATGATATGGATTTACCTATACAATTCGTACAGGCAAAGCCAGTATCTAATAAATTTACTATTGAGGATATGAGAGCGGTCATGACCAAAAATGAAATTAGAGAGGAACTTGGCTTACCAGAGTTAGATGAGTCAGATGATACAGCTAAAGAGGAGTTAAAAAAAGTAGGTAGCATGATTACTGATGGTATAGAGCTACCATTATATGAAACTATAGAGGAGGCAGAGGCAGAGGCTAAGAGATTAGGCTGTAATGGCACACACCAGCATACTCAGGATGGTACTACTTATTTTATGCCATGTGAGGACCATGATACTATAAAGGATTTGAATTTAGAGGAGTGTAATTGTAAAGAGGAGTTAATTAGTCCTAATCCATGTACTAAAGGATATGAGCCATACGGCCATAAGATTAAAGATGGTAAAAAAGTACCTAACTGTGTACCTATAAAAGCGTCTGCATTAGAGAAGTTTATAGCGTTAGGAGATGATTTAGATGATGATGAGTGGGAGTTATACTCAGAGACAGACGCAGAGGATGAGGATAATAATTTTAATTTTGAGAGAGAGCTACATGACCTAACTAGAATTGAGTTAGCTAGCACAGGTAGAGCTATACCTAATGCAAAATCAGGTCAGGATCAGACATCTAAACAGACAAATTATCAAGATGATATATACAGAGTTAGATATGTATATGATGGACCTGGAGGAGATAGAGCATTTTGTAAAGCTATGAAAAACGCAAATAAAGCGTACAGAAAAGAGGACATAATTAGGATGGGTACGCAGGCTGTAAATCCAGGATTTGGACCAGAAGGCTCAGATACTTACTCTATATGGAAATATAAGGGAGGAGTTAATTGTTATCATAAATGGTTTAGGAGGGTGTATATAACTAAAAAGGGAGAGCGTCCAAGTAATTTAGATGAGATAATTAGTAGTACAGAGGCAAGGAGTAGAGGAGTATCATTACCTAGAAACGCACAGGAGGTGTCAGTAGCGCCTATTAACATGCCTAATAAAGGTAGAAAAAATTAAGAGATATGAGTTATGTATTATTTATAAGTGAGGAGAAAATAAAAAACTCTACAAGTCTATCAGGCTCAGTGGATATGGATTTCATATTGCCATATATTAAAACTAGTCAGCGTATGTATATAGAGCCTAAATTAGGTACAGACCTATTTGAGGCATTACAGTCAAAAATTACTGCAGGCACATTGTCAGGTACATATCAGACATTAGTAGATGATTATATTATGGAGGCGTTAGTACATTTTAGTTTTTACGCTGCATTACCATTTTTAAGAGTCAGAGTCTCAAATAATGGGGTAGGTATAAAAACATCAGAAAATATACAGGCATTGACTAATGAGGAGTATAAAGACCTAAGACAAGAAATTATAAATACTGCTGAGTTTTTTTTAGAGAGGATGGTACGATTTATTAGACATAATACAGCTAGTCTACCAGAATACAGCACATCATCAGGGGCAGACCTCAGTCCTACAAAATCAGCGTATTACTCTGGTATAAATCTTGAGACACAAAAAGACAGAGTAAAAGGATTGACATTAGATGATTTTTTAACTCCTGACCTCAAAAAATATTAATGAGTAGACAAAAGACATACAAACCAAAGGCTAAAAATGAAATAGCCTTAAAAAAATATATTAAAAATGCCACTACAAAAGGTAAAGCAGGATTTAGGAGAGATATTAGTAGTAAATAGTAGCGTATTAGGATTTACTACATTAGCTGATATAGAGATGATATTAAAAATAATACTACTAGTAGCTACAATAGGATATACATTTAGTAGATGGTACTCACACTATAAAAAAAATAAATAAAATGATAAAATTTATATGTAATTTATTATACTACATTACAGGTAATAAAATCTGTTTAGGATATTGTAGTAAAGATTGTAAAAAAAAATGAGTAAATTTAAGTATTTTACTTATGAAGAATTTAATCAGCCTGGACTAGTAGGATCAGGAGAGGAGTTTATGTCTGATAAATTTATATACATGCTTGATGAGGCTAGAGGTTTATATGGTAAAGGCATAAAAATTAACTCTGGATATAGGAGTGAGGCATACCAGCAGGAATTAGCAAAAAAATATAAAACAGGGGTAGCTAAAAATAGCCCTCATACAGAGGGTATAGCCGCTGATATACATGTAGGTAATAGTAGAGATAGATGGAAACTAGTAAACAGCTTATTACTAGCAGGATTTACTAGGATTGGTATAGCGTCTACATTTGTGCATGCTGACATATCAGAGACTAGACAGCAAAATGTCATCTGGCATTATAAGAGATAATTAACTAAATATTAATCAAAAATTAAATAATCATGGATGGAATTACATGGCAAGAGATTGCACTAGCATTAGTAGCTGTATTTGAGATTGTAGTAAGATTGACTCCTACAGACAAAGACAATACTATATTAGCTAAAATTATTTGGGTATTAAATAAAGTAATACCTAATAATAAAAGTAAAGGCGGTACTCATTAATGAGAGATAACAGGTATAGGTTAAATAATAAGGAAATAGAAATGCTCATGCAGATGCGTAAGGATAATACTAGAAATGTATTAATTATAGGCGATTTGCATGAGCCTTTTTGTTTAGATAGATATTTAGACTTTTGTATAGAGCAGTATAATAAATACAACTGTAATCAAGTCATATTCATTGGAGACATCATAGATAATCATTACTCATCATATCATGAGACTAATCCTGATGGTATGTCAGGAGGAGATGAGCTAGACTTAGCAATAAAAAGAATAGCTAGATGGTACAAAGCATTTGGAGATGTAGGTACAAAAGTTATAATCGGTAATCATGACCGCATGGTATTTAGGAAAGGACAGACATCTAATATACCTAAAAAATGGATAAAATCATACAAAGAAGTATTAGAGGTGCCTAATTGGGATTTTGTAGAGAGATATGTGCAGGATAATGTGCAGTATATACATGGAGAGGGAGGTACAGCTAGGACTAAATGCAGAGCAGACATGCAAAACACAATACAGGGGCATCTACATACACAATGTTATACAGAGCATTATGTAGGTCAAAATTATAGAGTATTTGGATTACAGACAGGATGCGGTATAGACCATGAGAGTTATGCAATGGCATACGCAAAATACGGCAAAAAACCAGCTATAGGGGTAGGACTATGTCTAGAAAATGGTAGTATAGCATTTAATGTATTAATGCCACTATAAATACCACTATTACCTCATATAAACACATTTAAAGGACTTTTATAACAAATCTATATAACTAGTCTATATAATCAAAAAACATCTTAAAACTAATATATTACTATTGTTAATAACTTTTGTTAATAACTATGGTAATAATTATGTTAATATTTGTGTTAATTAAAAATTTATTGTAGTTTTGTGTCAATATTAATCAATAAATAAAATTATGAAAAACAATAGTACATCATTAGGTATGTCAGATGATAGATTTAATGAATTAATGAAAGAGATTGCAATTACAGAGCGTATAGACAATAGTAATACAGATATGATAGACGCTATAGAAACTAAAAAAGAAATACAAAAAGCTATAGGCAAATTTGATGTAGACATTGTATATGATAGATTAAATATGACAGCTACTATATTTGAGAATACTGCTAATGCTATGCGTAAATATGAGATAGAGGAGCGTAATAATTATAATGGTACTGAGGGAGATAGTAGAAACCTATACAAATCATCAGAGCGATATTATGCAGGAGTAGCTGAGGGGTACGAAAAAGCAGCAAAAGACCTTAGAGAGGCTATGACATTTATTATAAGAAGTCAAAAGCAGGTAAATAGAATAGTTAAAAATTTTGAGATATGAATTGGATAGATGCTACACATAAAAGTTATGGAGATGATCCTACTGATTACAATGGACCTGAGTCTGATAATTGTGCATTTTGCGACATGGAGCCTAAATATGATGATTTAGCGGTATGTGAGGGATGCTATGATTATTTAGTAGAGGGAGAGGAGTACAGTTATTGCTGTACGGCTATTATAACTAATGAGGGCCTATGTATATCATGTCTAGAGCATGCAGAGAGCTGTACTGAGGATGAGCTAGAGGGTACTAATATAGACATAAACACATACAAACTATACACAAATAAAACTACTCAAAAACCTATAGAGGATATGAGTATGCTAGACTAGGTAAAAGATACAGCCTAAAATGTATCTATAATATTAAATATAATAAAATGATAAAAACAGCAAAAATTAGTAAAGTAAACAACAAAAAAGAGTGGCAAGGACCTAAGGGTACAATTATCTATCATGACCTAATTATGGATAATGGAGATAAAATCAATATAGGTAAGAAAAAAGACCAGCTAGAGGGATGGGATATTACTTATGAAATAACAGGAGATATAGGACAGCAGGAATATGTAAAAGCTAAAGCAGCACAGCCTGAGGGTGGATTTACTAAATCATTTGCAGCGCCTAAAAACAATAAACAGATTACAGAGTTAGCATGTCTAAAGGTAGCAGCAACTATATCAGCAGCTTATATAAATCAGGGGCATAAAGTAAATACAGATGATGTAATTAGATTAAAAAATGAGTTAGTAAATGACATTTTAAGATCTGAGAAACCTGTAGAAAGTCTAAAAAATGTATTAGACAATGGAGAGGTAGTAATAGATGACATGCCATTTTAATTATGAGAAAAACTAGACATGATAAAAATATAATTACTGATGTAGATGAGGTAGAAAAAATGGTAATAATTGCAGAGAAACTATGCAACCTACCCCCTCAGTCATTATGCCGTAGAGTGAGAACGCATGACATTTTAATGCCTAGGATGGTAGTTAGTAATATTGCTAGATATGAGAGAGAGATACATTATAGTACTATAGCAGAGGTATTAAATCATGACAGATGTAGTATATATCATTATGAGAAAACACATGAGCAAAACTATAAGTATTGGACTGATTATAGAAATCTATTTAATGACATAGTAATATCTATATCTGACTATAAAAAATCAAATACAATAAACAGTACTATAAAAGAAAATACAGACCTTAAAAATTATATTTTAGATAATACAACTATTAAAGAAAACAAAGCAGGCAAAGTATTTATATCTGTAAAATTAGATGATTTACATACTGACATACAAACTAATTATAGAGATTTTAGTAGTACATTAAAAAAAATACAATACTGTATGAGCGATTATAATGCTAAAATTGATGTATCATTATGAGAAATATACTAAGTAGTACAGCGTATTTAGTGGTAAATAAGTTTTTAGCTAGTAGAATAGGGGTAGATGCTTCTATTTTACTAGCAGACCTTATATCTAAGGAGGGATATTTTATAGACAATAATAGTTTAGTAGATGGATATTTTTTTAATACATCAGATAATATAAAAAAAGATACTACATTGTCTAAATATAAACAGAGAGAAGCTATAAAAATACTGCAAGAGCATAAATTTTTGACTACAAAACTGTCAGGCATGCCATCTAAATTACATTTTAAAATAAATCATGATAAGATATTAAAATATTTGACTACAAGCAGTAAAAAAATTAGACAGCAAGAAGTCAAAAAAGCAGACACTAATAATAATAAAACAATAAAAATACAAAATAATATATCTATAAGAGATGCAAAATTTAAAGCTAAAATTTTAAGTCATAAAAATGAGTTTGCTATAGATATTTTAGAGGATTTTTATATGTATTGGAGTGAGATAGGCGGTACTAAAATGAGATTTGAGAAACAAAAAACATTTGACATACATAGGAGACTATTAAGATGGCAAAAAAACTCTAAAAAATGGGATAAAAAATCTACAATTAGTAATCATATAGATAGTCATAATAAAGCAAAAGACATATTAAATAATTTATGAAAATTAAAGATATAGAATATAAAGACCTATGCCTAAAATGTCTAGACTTAATTAGTCATACATTAGTAGAGTTAGGGCAGCAAAAAGATACAGATTTTAAAGTAGTATTAAGTAAGAGTCTAGCTACAGACTTATTAGAGAGTTTTGGTAATATGGAGTTTGAATCAATAGTCATGAGTTTTCGCTATGGTGTAAGAGACACAGAGGATGTAAAATTTGTACTTAATGTGCAAACCTATTTTGCCTGGATAAAAAAACATAGGCAACTAATTTGGGATAATGACACTAAAGAGCCTGAGCGTAGAGATAAGAGGTTAAAATACAGGTCTAAAAACGGCACAGGATTAAAATTAATAGGCAATCAGATTAAGTATATAAAATGATTTATAATAAAGATTTTAGAGAAATTATTAAAGATTTAGACAAAAAAAATACCTTAATCATTATAGACCCTCCTTATAATGTAGGATGGAAGTATGATACATATAAAGACAATTTATCTAAAAAGGATTATAGTAGTCTATTTAAATATTTTCAGGGATATAAATTAGTAGTAATACATTACATAGAGGATATTATAGAGTATATAGTGCCATATATGGGAGTACCTACAAAGGTAATACAATGGATTTATAATAGTCAAATGCCTAGACAGCATAGGAGTATAGCTTTTTTTAATTGCAAACCTGATTTATCAAAAGTAAAACAGCCTTATAAAAACTTAACAGATAAAAGAATTTTACAAAATATAAAAAATGGCAGTAAGGGAGCTAATTTATATGATTGGTGGAAAATAAATCTAGTAAAAAGTAATGCGGAGCAAAAAGAGGATTATGCTAATCAAATACCAGAGGAGGTAATAGGTAATATAATAAAGACTACAGCGGATAAAGAGTTAATTTTTGATGCATTTATGGGTACAGGTACTACATTAGCAGTAGCGTCTAAATTAGGATACAAATATATCGGATGCGATATATCAAAAAAAGCATATAAAATTACAGAAAAAAGATTAAAAAAAATAGAAAATAATTTATTTAATCAGTTATAATATAATGAATAAAAATTATATAAATGGAGTAATTAAATCATTACCAAAAAAATGGACTGATGAGGACATATCTACATTATTATCTATGAGACAAAATAATATAAAATTTAAGGACATAGCTACAAAATTACAAAGGACTCAAACATCTGTAGAGATTAAATATAAAAGATTATGTAAAAAAAATGATACTTATAATATAAAAGACAGAAATATAAAATATAATACTAACGCAGATTTTATAAAGAGTATAAATCCTCATAGTATTTTAGATGTATATGCAGGAGGCTCATATTATAAAAATAATTACAAAGATATTAAGGTAATAGATAATGACATAAAAGGAGGTTGCGATTACAAATTAAAATCTATTGATTTACTAACTAAATTAAGGAGTAAAAAATATGATTTGATAGATTTAGATCCTTATGGTAGTGCATTTAATTGTTTTGATTTATCTATTAATATGGCTCAAAAGGGATTGATAATAACTTTTGGAGAGTGGGGGCATCAAAGATGGAATAGGTCAGACTTTGTAAAGTATAGATACAATATAAATAAATTAGAGGATTTTAGAGATACTAAATTTATAGATTATATAATAAATAGAGGTCTAATTTATAATAAAGAAATATCAGTATATAAAAGTATTATTTATAAAAACATATTAAGAGTATATTTTAATATAAAAACAATTAAAAAAAGTCAAAGCGGCAAAGAGTATTTTAAATCTAATCAAATTAAATTATTATGAAATCAAAAAACTATTTTAACACAACAAATCAAGACAAAAACTTTGTAAAACAGAAAAAAACTAAAAACAAAAATCAAGAGCAAAAAGTATATCAGATATTTAAAAATGGAGGTAGATATACAGCGTCAGAGATATATGATTTATGGAAGGTACACTATGCTAAAAATATACCTCTTACAAGCATTAGGAGAGCTATGAGTAATTTACAATATGATAGACAAATTATAAAAACTAAGGACACAAAAATAGGTTTGTATGGAGCGCCTGAGCATTATTACAAATTATACAGACCTGTATTTGCTAACTCTACAATGTATGTTTAATGGAGATTAATAAAATATATAATGAGAGTAATTTAGATACTATGTCTAGGATGGATGATAATTTTATAGATATGATAATTACTAGCCCTCCATATAATATAGGTAATAGTAGAGGCAATACTAATAATCCTAATGTAAACTATGATACCTATACTGATGATTTAGATACAGAGGAGTATTTTAATCAGACTAAAATATGGATAGATGAGTGTCTAAGAGTTAGTAAACATTATGTATTTTGGAATATAGGAGAGTATGCAGGGTGTAAAGGTATAGCGGGATATATAATGTCAGAATATAAAAAACATTTAAAAGATACTTTTATATGGATTAAAAATAATCCTAATCCTACAGGCAGAGGGGTAGTATGTAATGGATATGAATATATATTTTGTCTATGTCCTAATACAGATGACTCTATAGGTAAAAAATTTAATTATAATAACTTTGGGGATAATATGATTAAAAACTACATAATAAAACCTGTAAACAATAATAAAGATAATGCAGGTCATGGGTACGCCTTTGGAGAGTGGCTACCTAAATATTTTATTAATTATTTTAGCAAACCTGGAGACCTAATATATGATTGTTTTATGGGTAGCGGTACTACTGCTGTAGCTGCTCATCAATTAGATAGAAATTGGATAGGTTCAGAAATCAGTAAAAAATATGTAGGTATTGCAAATAATAGATTAAGACCTATATTAAATCAGACTAAATTATTTTAATGCCTAAAAAAAAATCAATAAGTCAATTAAAAAAACAATTAGACAAAATCTTTAGTCTATACATTAGATTAAGAGATGCGACGCCTGAGGGGTATGTAAAGTGTTTTACATGCGGTAAGGTTAGTCATTACAAAATAGGAATCCATGCAGGTCATTTTATGTCTAGGTCTAGACTAGCAACTAGATGGCATGAGGATGGTAATGTTATGCCTCAATGCTATAGATGTAATATACATTTAAGCGGTAATCAGTATATATATAGTCTTAGATTAGATGAAAGGTATGGAGAGGGTACAGCTAAAAAATTAGAGGAGTTATCTAGACAGCCTACAAAAATGATGAGGATAGACTATGAGGAGTTAATAGACTATTTTACTAAAAAAGTTAATAAGCTAACAAAAAGCAGTTAATAACTAATTAACATTTTACATTATATGTGTATGTAAAATACTAATATTTGTATATGCATGTAAAACCTATATATGTAAATATACAACATGAGGTATTAATAGAGTCATTCTTAGACAATATTACAGACAATTTACGGGATTTAACAGACATACAAAAGTACAAAGATTTTATAGACATGTCATCATGGATTATAGAGTACCATAATATGTATAGCAACAATAAAAACGCAGGCAATTGGGATGACTTTCTAATGATTATACCTATTAATTTATCATGTATGGTAAATGGATTTTTATTAGGTATAGAAAATAAAGAAAATAGAGGAGAGATTAGAATATATAGAGAGATAATAGGACAGTATAGTACAAAGCTAATTAATGATTTACAAAAAATCAGACCTATAGATGACTAAAATATATCAAATAATAGCAGATTTGAGGGATGTATATATAGGTATATCATTACAATATACTAATAATAAGTATGAGGCAGAGGATGCTGTGTCTATGTTAATGGAGTATTTTATGTGTATGAATAAAGACACATTACAACAAATATATAAATCTGATGGTAGAGATGGATTAATTAAATATGGAGCTGTAGCATTAAGGAGGTCATTTACTAGTCCTAGAAGCAAATTCTATTATACATATAAAAAATATGGAAGTATAATAGATGACAGCATACAACTAGTCAGAGATAATGATAATACTAGAGATATAAACAATATATTATACATTACAGATGACTCTGATCCTACATGGGTATATTTTGAAAAATTAGACAAAGCATTAGACTCTATGTATTGGTATGATAGGGATGTATATAAGTTATACTACAATGTAGAAAAAAAAGAGACATTAGATAGTTTAGCTAAAAAAACTAAAATAAGTAGGAGTAGCCTATTTACAACTATAAACAATGTAAAAATAAAACTAAAAGAGATATTATCTGATGAGTAATTTTTTTGTAGATAGTGAGACATTTAATTTTAGATTTAACACATGTAGAGCGTGTGAGTATTTTTTTAGTCCTACAGCGTCATGTAAAGTGTGTAAATGTTTTATGCGTGTAAAGTGCTCAATTTCTCAAATGCAGTGTCCTAAAGACAAATGGATGTCTGTAGGTAGTAAACTTAATAGAGATAACATACCACAATATTTAATAGATGAGGTACTTAGTTTAGAGACACAAATAAAGTCTAAACAATTAAAAGACTTAGACAGTAAAGTAAAGGCTATAGAGTTATACAACGCTATATATAGCGGAGGGTATAAGACTAATACTAGCTGTCCTAGCTGTCTAAAAGAGATACACAATGGACTAATAAATATAATAAATAAGTATGGCAAAGACAATACATAGACATATAACAAAACAGAGAAAAAAAAGACCTGGAGTACATAGTAAAAACGCAAGTAGAGGACAAAATGGATATAAAAAAAAATATAGAGGTCAGGGCAGATAAACATGATTCATATTGGGAAACTGACAGAAATTTAGACAATGCAAAACAAATGAATAAAATAAATCCTAAAATGTTATTGACAAAAGAGGAGTTAGGTATATTAGATGTACCAGAATATTACAAAGGACATAACAATTACACAGCTAGAGAGGTATGCGATAATTTTGATTTGTCATATCATATAGCTACAGCTACTACATATCTTATTAGAGCAGGTAAAAAAACAGAGGCGGGTATGACTATATTTGAGAAAAAAATAGAGGACTTACAAAAGGCTATACATCATTTACAATTTGAAATAGAGAAAACAATTAAAAACAATAAATTATGAAAATAAACACATACGCATATTATAAGTCATTACACATTTTACCATCATTGTCTATAGAGTGGCGTAATGTAGTCAGAAAAGGTAAATTTTGTGCATTATGGATAGAGTTTATATTTTTGTTTTGGACTATAGAGATATACTTATGGGAGTTAGATGATGAGACAGTAATAAAGGAGATGCATAAACATATCAACAATGACTAATAATTGGAGACAGGCAGGTAGAAAAACAAAAAAATACTATTACAAACCTAGTATTATTAAAAATGGTAAATTAGTAATACCTGAGATAATTAGAGAGGACTATGGATTTGAGATGCAATTTGGTATAGAGGAGAGACATTTGACTAGAGAGGAGATATATTTAAAAAACAAAAAATGACATACATAATAACATTAGGAGTAGGTATAGCTGTAGGTATGTATATAGCGACACAAATAGACAAAAAAATATGATAGAGTTTTTTAGACATTTATTTGGATTTTGCGGGGAGCCACATCCTAATATATTTACTATAATACTAGGTACTCCTACAATAGGGTACATTATATACAAAATAAAGAAATATAAAAAATGAGATTTGTATGTAATATATGCGGTAATACATGTAATTTGTATAGAGTAAAATTTACATCAGTAAATAATAAATTAGTATGTAAAGATGCGTACTGCTGTGAGGAGTATATGGAGCAGGTAATTACAGATGAGTATAAGGGGATACCTGACATACATAGAGACGCAGATGATACTCAGCATAGTAATCCTTTAAAGGTATGGGATAAATTTAAGTCAGACTATGCAGAGAAGCCATAAACAAAATAATTACTATTGGAAATGTATAGTAAAAATATTAGGATCAGAGTTAGGTTATTATCCTCATGAGATACATGCATTACTAAAAAGGGAGTTTATGGTAGATGATACAAAGACAATGGAGAGAGGAGAGTTTAATGATTATATAGAGCAGATAAGGATATGGAGTCAAACAGAGTTAGGTATATTATTACCTACTCCTGAGGACTTAAAAAATAAAATGTAAAAAAATCTATTATACTATATGAGTATAGACAAAAGTAGGCATATAAAAAAGGAGAGCATGCTAGCAGCATTAGAGGCTAGTTTAGGGGTAGTATCTGCTGCATGTCATGAGGCAAAGATACCTAGAGCTACATATTATAAGTGGCTAAAAGAGGATGAGGATTTTAGACAAAAGGTAGAGGACATTAATAATATAGCATTAGACTTTGTAGAGTCATCATTACATAAACAGATAGCAAGTCATAATACATCAGCTACAATATTTTATTTAAAATGTAAAGGTAAACACAGAGGGTATGTAGAGAGGTCAGAGTTAGACATTACTAGTCAAAATGAGCCAGTAAAAATAGACATTAAAATAGATGGGATTGACTATTAGTCCTACATTTACTAATAAACAAAAAATAGCTTTAAAGTATTTATTTGATAAAAATACTAATGAGATTTTGTATGGAGGTAGTGCAGGTGGAGGTAAATCATTTTTAGGATGTGCATACTTACTAATGATGTCATTAAAATATCCAGGTACTAGACATCTAATGGGTAGGTCTAAATTAGACTCACTAAAAAAAACTACATTAAATACATTTTTTGAGGTGTGTAAATTATGGGGTATAGAAAGTAAAACACATTACAACTATAATGCACAGTCAAATATAATTACATTTTTTAACAGCTCAGAGATTATATTAAAGGACATGTTTGCGTATCCATCAGACCGCAATTTTGACAGTCTAGGAAGTTATGAGCTAACCTCCTCATTTTTAGATGAAGCAAACCAGATAACAGAGAGAGCTAAAATGGTATTAATGTCTAGACTGAGATACAAACTAGATGAGTATAATTTAACTCCTACATTATTGATGACATGTAATCCGAGTAAGGGATGGCTATATACTAATTACTACAAACCAGCAAAGGAGGGTACTATAAGAAACAATAGAGTATTTATACAAAGTCTAGTAGATGACAATAAATATATATCTAAACATTACAAAACTAATTTAGAGTCATTAGATGAGATTAGTAAACAGAGACTATTATATGGTAATTGGGAGTATGATAGTACAAAGGATAGTCTAATACATTATGACAATATAGTAGGTCTATTTAGTAATCAGGGTATAGAGGGAGACAGGTATATATCTGCTGATATTAGTAGATATGGAGATGATAAAACTGTTATATGTTTATGGTATGGTATGCATATAGACAAAATTATTACTATAAATAAATCATCATTAACAGAGGTAGCAGATAAAATAAAAGAGCTACAGAGAGAGTATGATGTATATACTAGAAATATAGTTATTGATGAGGATGGTATAGGTAGTGGGGTAGTAGACATGATTAAGGGATGTAGAGGATTTATTAATGGTAGTAGATGTCTAAACAAAGAAAATTACCAAAACCTAAAAACACAATGCTACTACTATATGTCTGACTATATAAATAAAGGACATGTAGGTATATCTACAAATGACATAAAAGTAAAAAACGATATAATACAGGAATTAGAACAGGTCAGAAGTTATAATATTGATAAGGATGGCAAATTACAAATAATACCTAAGCCACAAATTAAAGATATTATAGGCAGGTCGCCTGACTATGCTGATGCAATAATGATGAGATTTTACTTTGCTATAGACGCTAACTATGGTAGGTATTATGTGTATTAATACAATTCTAAACTAAAATATTAATTTTTCTATTATACTATATATGCAAATAAAACTAAATAAAAATGGAGAGTCTAAATGGTATAGTATGCCTGACTCATGGGATGAGATGTCTATAGACAAATATATGGGTACTATGCAATATTTGACAGATGACAAATCAGACAAACATACTAAATTAGTAATGATGATACATTATTTATCTGACATACCTGAGCAGGATTTATGGAATATGTCAATTTCTGATTTAACTAAATTATCAGGAGTAATGTCTGATTTACTAAACAGTAAGCCTACAGAGGATTTAAAGCATATAATAAAAATAGATGGAGTAAAATATGGATTTGATCCTAAATTAAGAGATATATCTTTGGGAGCATTTGTAGATATAGAGCATTGTATAAAAGATGGTATGTATAAAAATCTACATACTTTATTATCTGTATTGTATAGACCTGTTATAAAACAAAAGGGCAAAAAATATATAGTAGAGGACTATGAGCCATCAGAGGAGCGGGCAGAGATATTTAAAAACAATTTAAAGGTATCTGATTTTAATGGAGCTAGTGTTTTTTTTTACGCTTTAGGAACGCAACTTTTAGACAGTATGAGCAAATATTTGGAGATGGAGACGCTGAGGGAGAGGATAAAACTCTTAAAAATAAATGGGGATGGTATGAGGTCATCTACAGATTAGCTGATTGTAAAGTAGAAAAATTTGACACTATAACATGTCTGCCAGCGGTACAATGTTTTACATATATGGCATATCAGCAGGACCTAAACAGTAGACAAGAGGTAAAAAGAGAAAACTAATAAATATGACAATAAGATACAAAACATACAAAAATACATTAGATACTATTACATGTCTATTAGAGGCACATAAACAAATACAGACTACTACTACAGGAGATATATTTGATGTAGATATAGAAAAAAATACAAAATTTCCGTTAGCACATGTCAATATAGGTAATGTAGATATTAGCATGTCTCAAAAGACTTTTAATTTTCAATTATTTATTATGGATATTGCAGATGAGGATAATGAGACTTTTGTATTAAATGAGATGTTAAATATAATGTCAGATATTATAGCATTGCTAAAACATGGAGAGAACACATTTTTATATAATGCGCAGCATGGAGAGGAACCTAGATATTTTGTAGATAATGACTTTACATGCGAGCCATTTACAGAGAGATTTGACAATACAGTATCAGGATGGGTATGTAATATACAGGTAATTATAGAGTCAGTATTAGACTCATGCGATATACCTATAGATGATGACAAAGTATGTATAAAATAAGAATAGGAAAATTAACAATACAATTAATACCATTAAAGATTAGATATGACTTATGATGATTTATTAAAAAAACTAGAGGCTATTAGTATTAAATTAGAGAGCTATAATGACTATCCTGAGTCAGCTAGTAATAATGCTAAAAAAGTATTGAGATGGAGAGATGAGCATGGTAGAGATGAGGTAAAAGGAATGACAGCCGTAGGATGGCGGCGTGCATCGCAATTAGCTAAAAAAGCTAAGATTTCAAGAGACACGATTGCGCGCATGGCATCATTTATGAGACATAAAAAAAATGCAGAGATTAATCCTGATTTTAAAGCAACGCCATGGAAAGACAAAGGATATGTAGCCTGGCTAGGATGGGGAGGTACATCGGGCATTAATTGGGCTATTAGAAAATTAAAAAGTATAGATAATAAAAAGAAAAAATAAAATGCCAACATTAACAACAACAATTACAGAGACAGTAGCTATAAACGGACAGCAGAGAGGTAGTACAAATGTACTTACTATAGCAGACATTGTAGATACATTAGAGAGGACTATTACATGCGCTCATAGTCAGATTACAACTATAGCAGAATTTAACTCATCTAATCATGCAGCAGAGAGCGCTATAGATAGAGACAATGTAAAGTACATTAGAGTATCAAATTTAAGCGACTCACAAGAGGCAATATTAGGAGTCATATCAGGTAGTACTAATTACCAGGTAAGATTAACTCCTGGAGGTAGTCATATATTATTAGGAGGAGCAGATATAGCAACTGCTGAGGCAGACGCTGATCCTAGTATGGCTAGTATGACAGATGATTTAGTAGCATTAGAGATAAAACCTGTAGCTACTACTAATACTCAAATAGAGTTATTTGTAGCTAGTATATAATGGCTAGTCTGTTTGGATTAAGGTATGAATCTATAGAGAGATTTTTAGAGTCTTATGCTAAATATATTATAAGGCAGGGGCAGTCTATATTATCTAAACATAGCGCTACAGGTATATTAAGCGACTCACTAGATTTTACTATATTTAGAACAGATGAGGGGTATGAGATTAGATTTACAGCTGCAGCCTATGGAGATTTTAGAGACAAAGGGGTATCAGGTAATGTAAGTAAAAGATATTACTACAGTATAGATGGCAGGCGTAAATCAAGTCCATACAAATATACAAGTGAGCAACCTCCTGTAAGAAGATTAGTAGAATGGCTGTCAGTAAAAGGCATACAGGGTAGATATAAAAAAGGAGACAAAAAAAAGAGAGGCGGCAGATTTATGAAAAAAGAGAGTTTAGCGTATTTAATTGCTAGGTCTATAAAATCTAGAGGTATTAAGGCATTATCATTTTATAGTCAGCCTATATCGTATAGTTTTGGTAGATTTAAAACAGAGTTAGCGCAAAACTTTGCAAAAGACATAGAGCTAGGATTAAGTATAAAAATATAAGACATGGCATTAACAATAGAGCAAAAACCTAAATACCAACTAATAGCAGCTAATGGAGACATTATATTTACTGTAAAAGATGGAAACCAGGTAGCTAATAGAGTAAAAGTAAAATACATAGGAGAGGTATATATAAGCAATAAAATATCTCAATTAGATAATAATCTAGTATCTAAATTAAAAGTTAGTCCTAATAATGCAGGAGTAGGTATATTTGATTTTGGACCTATAGTAAGAAATTTTGTAAGTCCAGATTTTACAGGGGGTACAGTACATAATACAAATAACATTAATAATAGTGAGTACAATACAGTACAATACTCAGAAACTACTCCACATAGCATACATCAAGTAGACAAATTTAGTACAAATAGGAACAGCTGTAGATTTTTAAGGATTAAATTTAAAGTAGAGAGCGCTGGTAATATTACAGACGCTGTATCAGACGCAGGCGAGCTACAGACATCATTAGATTATGTAGTATATAATGGTGTATTAGATGAGACAGACATACTAGCATTAGACAATAATGGTAATTATGGATTTAATTTAGATGCGGCGGGATTTATTATGAATGATACAAATGCTAAATTTTTAAGTAATGCGCCTACTACTCAATATATAAAAAATAATCAATATATGACAATGCCATTTTTTAGTCAGTATGATGAGGATTTTGTAGTAGGAGCAGGGGGTACACATCCATCAGTAAATACTATACAAATAAAATTTTACAATAGCTCTAATAGCGTTTTATCTACATTAAATAGAGCGGTACAAGCAGGTAATGGAGGTCATGCAGGCAATATGGGAGATAGTAATACTAGGATGCAATTTGCAGGTATAGGTACAGGTAATATTACAGGAGCAGGATCATCTATACCATCAACCTGGAGCTACTATACTATACAGGCATTTGCTAATGACTCAGGAGGCTCATCTACAGCAGTTAGTCAATTATACTATATATATAAGCAGGATGATGACTGTAAAGGATTTGACAATATTAGGCTTACATGGCTAAATAAATTTGGAGGATGGGATTATTATAATTTTAATAAAAAATCTATAAAAACATTTTCAGCAGAGAGGACTACATATACACAAATTAAAGGCGTATGGAATGATACGCAATTTAGGTATCATGGATATAAAGGAGGTCAAAAAGCATTTACAAATAACATAACAGAAAACATTACTATAAATACAGATTTTATTACAGAGTTAGAGGCAAAGTGGCTAGAGGAGTTATTTATTAGTACTGATGTGTATATAGTACATGACAAATCTACTGACAATGCAAATGAGGGATATATAAGAAAGTACATAGAGCCTGTTAGATTAGAGGCTAGCGAGCATATACGAAAAACACAGACAAATGACAGATTAATACAATATACATTTAATATAGTAAAATCTAAAAACAGACAAACACAGAGAGCATAATTATGAGTTTACAATTAATAGTATATCCACAAATAAATCCTAATGGAGTATATAGTTTTACATCTACAGCTAATACTAATGAGTATGTAGGAGATAGCAACCTAAATGGAGCGTTAGCAGGTACAGTATCATGTACTACAGGGAGTCCATCTACAGAGGCTATAGCGTCATCTAGTCCTATTATAAATGCCTATAAAAGATTTAGGACCACAGGTACAGGTAATCCATACGCACAGGCAGCATTAGCGCCTTTATTTGGAGGGGGATTATTGTCATTTTATGGAGGTATTACTAGTAATAGTAGTAGTGGTATATATCAGGTAGTAGATAATTTAGTAATAGGAGTATCGTATGAGCTAACCTATGTAGTAGACAGTGTATCAGGTGCAGCTAGCGCTGATGTATATATAGGTAATCAGTATGGTAGTCAGGTAAATGTAGCTAATTCAGGATTTAACTCATTAGGCTCATCTTTATTTGTAGACAATGCTGTAGCGGCAGGTACATATACACATACTTTTACAGCTACAGATACATCAGAGTTATTAATATTTGAGTATATAGACGCTACTAGTGGTAGAACATTTGTAGATAAAATAAGTATAAGAGAGACGCAAACAGCTGCAAATAGTGTTTATGAGGATTTTGCAGATGGTCAGGTAATATTAGATTTATATGAGGAGTCATCTATACCATTTACATTGTCTGTAGATGAGTTTAAAAACGCTGCAGAGAAGCCTACTAGCTATAGTAAGTCATTTAGATTACCAGCTACTAAAAGAAATAATCAAGTATTTAGTAATATATTTGATGTGTCTAGGAGTACTGCAGATGATTTACTAAGTTTTAATCCATACAAAAAAACATCTATAAGAGTAAAAGAACATGGATATACTATATTTGATGGATTATTAAGATTAATAGATATATCTGAGAATAATGGAGAGATTAGTTATAATGTAAATTTATACTCAGGTACTACATCTCTAAAAGAGTTATTACAAAATAAAGTATTAGGAGATATAGATTTTAGTGAGTTAGAACATGACTACAACGCTACTAGTATAGAGGCGTCATTTAATGGTAATTTACCTATAGCTCAATTAGCAGGAGGCTCATTTGCAGGAGCATTAAATGCTACTACTACATCAGTATTAAAATATCCGCTTTGCGATTGGAGTGGTAATTTTATACTAAATGATAATGCAGAGGGATTTACTATGGATTTATTAGAGGATGGATTTAGACCATTTATAAATCTAAAATATCTAGTAGACAATATATTTAAAGACGCAGGATTAACATTTGACAGCACATTTTTTAGCACATCAGATTTTACTAAATTATACATAGATTTTAATACAAAA